ACGCCGATTATGTACTCAACCGCCTTGTCGAAATTGACCAGATGGACGTGCTGGACATCATGGACGACAAGATGAACCTGAAGGCCGTTAAGGAGTGGCCGAAGGTTTGGCGCCAGTATCTCTCGGGCTTCGAGGTCGCGGAGATGTTCGAGGGTCGAGGAGAGGAGCGCGACATGGTCGGCATCCTCAAAAAGATCAAATGGCCCGACAAGGTGAAGAACCTCGAACTGCTCGGCAAACACGTCGGGGTGCAGGCGTTCAAGGATAGGGTCGAGCATAGCGGCGACTTGAACTTGGTCGTCACGAATGAGGATGCGGGGCTGTGAAAGCGCTATCGATCCGCGCCCCGTGGTGGTGGGCGATCCTCTACGCCGGGAAGGACATCGAAAACCGCGACTGGCCGACCAAGTTTCGCGGTCGGGTGCTTATCCACGCGTCGTCATGGTGGAGCCTGAACGGCGTGACCGATGACGGTGATGCGATCAGCCACATCTACCGGCAGGCAGGCGGTGAACCGCGCGACCACGGTTGGACCTATCGCATGATGCGCGATGTAGGAGGCTGCATTGTCGGTTCGGTCGAGATCGTCGATTGCGTCGATAAATCCGACAGCCCTTGGTTCTTCGGAAAGCATGGCTTCGTGCTGCGCGATCCCGTTGCCTTCCCGATTCCCGTCCGTTGCAAGGGTGCGCTCGGTTTCTTCAATCCGGGGTTCGACGTAACCCTTTGACCCCCGCCACCCTCACCCCCAAACAGCGCGAGGCTAACCGCCTGCTCGCCGGCCCCGCGCGCAACATCATGCTCCGCGGCGGCTCGCGTTCGGGCAAGACGTTCCTGTTGTGCCGTGCCATCATCCAGCGCGCCATCAACGCGCCCGCATCTCGCCATGTGATATTCCGCTTCCGGTTCAATCACGCAAAAACGAGCGTATGGGCTGATACGCTTCCCAAGGTGCTGAAGCTTTGCTTTCCGACCCTGCGCGCCCGTTTCGACAAGACCGACTTCTACCTCGAATTGCCGAACGGGAGCCAAATCTGGATCGGCGGCCTCGATGACAAGGAGCGGGTCGAAAAGATCCTCGGCGCGGAATATGTGACGCTGTATTTCAACGAATCCTCTCAAATTCCGTGGGGCTCGATCGAGACGGCGATGTCGCGCCTTGCCCAGAAATGCGAACTGGCACCGGAGATCGCAAAGGCAACGGGCCGCACGCACCTCAACCTCAAGGCCTATTTCGACTGTAACCCGCCGTCAAAGCTGCACTGGTCCTACGCGCTGTTTCGCGCCAAGCTGAAGCCGGGCACGAAAGAGCCGCTGCCCAATCCCGACGATTACGCCGAGATGAAGGTCAACCCGTCGGACAATGCCGACAACCTGCCCGCCGAGTATTTCGACGTGCTGGCGTCAATGTCATCGGCGAAACGGTTGCGCTTCGAGGCTGGCGAATGGGCGAGCGAGGTCAACGGCGCGCTGTGGTCTCTGGAAACACGGACCGCACCCGATGGACAGCCAATGCCAGGCATCGACAGCCTGAGGGCCAAGGATCATCCCGATTTGCGCCGCGTCGTCGTCGCGGTCGATCCGTCCGGCACGAAAGGCGACGGCGGGGGCGATGACATCGGCATTGTCGCCGTCGGGCTGGGCGTCGATGGGCATGGCTATGTGCTGGAGGATGCGACGTGCCAGATGTCGCCGGAAGGCTGGGGGCGCCGCACGGTCGATGTCTATCATCGCCGGGAAGCCGATCGCGTCGTCGGCGAATCCAACTTCGGCGGGGACATGGTGCGCTTCACGGTCCAGACGGCCGACAAGAAAATCCCATACTCGGCGGTCAAGGCGTCGCGTGGCAAGGTCGTGCGTGCCGAACCGATCGCAGCCCTCTACGAACAGGGCAAGGTTCATCACGTCGGCGACTTCCCCGACCTTGAGGACCAGATGTGCAACTTCACGGCGAACGGCTATGTTGGCGATGGGTCACCGGACAGGGCGGACGCGCTGGTCTGGGCATTGACCGAGCTTATGTTGGGCAAGGGGACGCCGTACAACCTCGACGCCCTACTCTGACGGCGGTAAGCCCAGTCACCCCATAATCACATACCGCCCGCATGGCATGGATCACCGACAGCCTGCGTAGTGCCGTGGCGGGCATCGGAAGCCGCTTCTTCGGCGGCGGGCTTGCCCTTGGCGCACCGTCCGTGTTCGATCACCAGCTAGCCATCGCCGCCTATATGTCGTCGGGCATGATGCGGAAGGTCATCGCCATCCCCGCCGAGGACCGTGGGCGCGCATGGCGCGACTGGCAGGCCGAACAGGAACAGACCACCAAGATCGAAGCCGAGGAACGCCGTCTCGGGCTACAGGGCAAGGTGCAGCACGCCGAGATCCTGCGCGGCATCGGTGGCGGTGCGCTGATCCTCGTCACGACTGGTAATCACGCCGAACCGCTGCCCGAGAATATCGGTGCGGGCGGACTGAAGGCAATCAACGTCGTCTCGCGCTGGCAGATCAGCGGCAAGGATTGGGTGACTGACCTTGCTGACCCGTTGTTCGGCACACCCCGTATGTGGCGCCTGCAAAGCGATCAGGGCGGGCAGGACATTCACCCGAGCCGCGTTGTCGCATTTCGCGGCGCGCCGATGCCCATGGGTTCGGCCATGTCGGTCGAGGAAGCCTATTGGGGCGACAGTCGGCTTCTCCGCGTATTCGCCGAGGTGCAGCGCAGCGATCACACACAGGAATGGTTCTCGCTGTTGGTCAAAAAGGCCAAGCTCCTCCGCGTCGGTATCCCGAACCTCACCGATTTCAGTTCCAGCACCGAGGGCAAGGCCAAGCTCGACAGCCGCATTGCCCTGATTGCCGAGTGCGAATCGACGCTGAACGCCGTCGTCTATGATCGCGGCGACGGCAAGGAAGGTGGACAGAACCCCGGCGAGCAACTCGACGACTATCAGATCACATGGGCGGGCATTCCCGCTGTCATGGATGCGTTCGACCAGCGCGTTGCCGCCGTGTCCGATATTCCGTTCACGCGCCTGACCGGGCGTTCGCCGGGCGGGCTGAGTGCGACAGGAACCGGCGACACCGACAACTGGAACCGCTCGGTCACGTCGGGGCAGGCTCTCGAATTGCGGCCATGCCTTGATCAGGTTGATTTGGCGCTTCTCCCGTCGGCTGGCGTGCCTTCGAAAGACGTGACGTGGGCCTTCGCGCCGCTCGATACGCCGGACGAAAAAGAGGTTGCCGAGACGTTCAAGATGACCGTGGACGCTTTGGAAAAGCTGAACCTTATGGGTGTTATGCCCGAGGAGGCGTTCAACGAGCTGGCGCAGAATCTGTTGGCCGAACGCCAGTGGCTTCCCGGCATTGATACCGTCATGGCCAAGATCCCGGAATCGGAGAGGTTCGCAGGCGCCGAGGAAGACGACGGCACCGATCCGAGCGCAATCACTCAGGGCAACGGAAGGGAGGTTGATCCAGCATCTGCCGGGGGCGGGGCGAATGGTCCCGCTGCCCGTGCTAAACCTCAGGGGAATGGACAATGATCATCGAAGGCTTTGGCGGCATCCATAGCGAAGGATGGGGCGGCGATCTTTCGTCGGGGTCGTGGTGACCACATGAACGAGCGTGTCCTACTCTATGCGGCCCTTACGATGGGAGCCGGATTGGCGACGTCAGCCGCGCCCAGCCCTATGCCGTCGGAGCGATACGATCGGATCGGCGATAGTGTTCGCCAGCGAGGTCGGGTCACTCATTCTGGAAGCCTGAGCCGTATGCTTCGCCGGGGTCGCAATAGCGGGCGCGTCTAATGCCCACCTACAACCTCGCCGCCGAGGCCCGCCGAGCCCGCAACATCCGCCGCCCCTACATCGTCCTCAAAGACATCGCCGGACCCGCAATGCTGGCGACCGACCTGTTCAATGCGGTCTATAAACCGACAATCCAGCTATGGACCGAAGCCGCCCCCCGCATTGTGGACGAATACGCGCGCACCCTATCCACGATGACCAGCGACGCCCCCGCCGACATTCAGCGCGAGATCGACGGGGCAGAACAGGCGTTCAATCGGCTGTTTCTGACTTTGACGCCGAGCCTGAGGGATTGGGCTTTGAAAGTAGAGCGCGCCGTTCGCACTCGTTGGACCCGCCAGGTGTTTTCGGCGACGAGCGTGGATTTGAGCACGCGGCTTGGCCCCTCAGACGTGACCGAGACGCTGGAAACGATCATCGGACGCAATGCCGCCTTGGTCAAAGACGTCAGCCAGCAAATCCAAGCCCGCATATCGGATTCGGTGTATCGCGGCCTGACTGCTCGGACGCCCGCGCGCGACGTGGCTAAGGAAATTAACGAGGCGGTTGGGCTGGGGCGGAAGCGGGCGCTCAGGGTGGCCAGTGACCAATTGAGCAAGGCCAGTGGCACGCTCGCGGAAGAACGCCAGCGTCAGGCGGGCATAACTCAGGTGATTTGGGTGAGTTCGCACAAGCGAAACCCTCGCCCGCACCATGCCGCACGCGATGGAAAGCGGTACTATCTGGACAGCAAGAAGGCGGTCGATGGATCGGAGACGGTCGCGCCGGGGGATTGGGTGTCTCAGCCTCCGTTCTGCGGTTGTCGCACTCGAAGCTACATCGACTTTTCGGACGAATAAGCTACCAATCCTGCCCGATTCTGCTAGTCTTTCGGGCCGACGATGCGCGAACATCGCCGACCCTGACCACACAGAACATGGAGCGTTCGATATGGCTATTCCCCCTTTATGCCCAGATTCCGAAGGTGAAAAGGCTGGAGATCCAATTCTCCGTCGCAATTCCCTCGGTCAGATTGTGAACAACCACGCCAATCTGCCGATTGGCACCCAGTTCGATCGCCTGACCATCATCGGCGACGAGCGAAGGGTCGGAAAGAACTACGTCGTCAAATGCCGATGCAACTGCGGGCGCGTGATTGAGACCCGCGTCGACGGCCTAACCAGCGGGAAAAAGATGCAATGCGGCGATCATCCGCGAATTGTGTCAGATGCGCAAAGGGCGGGGATCAGCGCGCGCAATCGAACCCACGGCATGGCAAGGCAGCCTGAGTATAACGCTTGGTGCGGAATGAAGAGGCGATGCTACAAGCCCAAAGACGCTCGATTCTCGGATTATGGCGGGCGGGGCATCACAGTTTGCGATCGCTGGATGGATAGCTTTGAGAATTTCTTCGCCGACATGGGTCCGCGTCCGAGCTCAAAGCATTCTATCGACCGAATTAACGTCGATGGGAATTACGAGCCGGAGAACGTGCGGTGGGCGGATGGCTCGACCCAGACCAAAAATCGTCGGCCCTTTCTGATGCGACCCGGAGTCGGGAAGAGGCTTGCGCCATTGCCCGCTCCGCCGAAATTCATCCAGCCCGCGCTGCGCCTCAAGACTGGCTACAATTCCACCCACGGCATGTCTGGAACCCCCGAATATCAAGCGTGGCTTTCGATGCGCAAAAGGTGCCTTGATCCGAAGCATCCGGCGTTCCGCAATTACGGGGGCCGGGGCATTGGGATTTTCACTGCTTGGCAGACCGATTTCACTGCCTTTCTCGATTGCGTCGGAATGCGACCGGAAGGCGGGTATAGTTTAGACAGGATCGACAATACGCGAGGTTACGAGCCCGGCAATGTCCGATGGTCCGACAGTATGACGCAGAATCGAAATCGCAGACCATTCATCATTAAATCGACCGCTTAGCTGACGGCGGTAACGGCATGGCGGGACGAAACATAACGTCCCGCTCATGTTCTACGACCGCGCACAGATTGCTGGCACCGCACGCATCACGAAGGACGGCTATTTCGTCGCCGATGCGCTGGTCGCCCGCGCGGATAATATTCAGGACTATCTCGCTTCCGAACTTGGCCTGACCGATCGCGCGGCCAATGACGTCGTGCGCGTGTTTCGCCCGGCTGCCGAAGTCTTCCACAAGGACGCCCTCGCCAGCCTCGCGCACCGCCCCGTCACGCTCGACCATCCCGCCGATCCGGTTCAGGCTTCGAACTGGAAAGATCATGCCGTCGGCGATGTCGGCGATGAAGTCATGCGCGACGGTGAATTTGTCCGCGTCCCGATCAAGATCATGGACGCAACCGCCATCGCCAGCATCAAGTCGGATCGCCGCGAATTTTCGCTTGGCTACACGGCGGAAATGACCCCGCAAACCGGCGTTCACGATGGCCAGTCCTATGACTTCGTGGCCAAAAACTTTCGATACAATCACCTCGCTGCCGTCGCCCGCGCTCGTGGCGGCGAAAGCCTTCGCATCATCGACGAGCGCAACCCCGACACTCCCAAGGAGACGACCATGAAGATCAAGATCGGCGATGCCGAAGTCGATGCGACGAACGGCGAAGCTGTTCGGATTGCGGTCGATGCCCTGAATACCAAGCTTGCGGACGGCGTGAAGGCGCTGGCTGACGCGACCGGACATGCCGTGGCAGACGCCGCGACCATCACGGCCAAGGACGCGGAAATTGCGGACCTGAAAAAGCAGCTCGCCGACGCCGCGATCACCCCGGCCAAGCTCGCCGATGCCGCCAAGGTCTATGCCGACGTGCAGGCCAAGGCGAAAGCTGTTGGCGTGACCGTTGCCGCCGATGCCGACACCGCCGCGATCAAGAAGGCCGTCGTCGATGCCAAGATGGGCGACAAGGCCAAGGATTACACCGCCGATCATATCGACATCGCGTTCGATAGCCTGACGGCGGGGGTCACTGTCCAGGCCAATGACAATCTGACCGTTCAGCCGCTGGGCGCACCCCGCGTCCTCGCCACCGACAATGCCAGCGTTCGCGATGCCGCGCGCATGGCCCAGTACGCTTAAGGAGACGATAAATGGCTGAACTTCAGACCACCTACACGGATACCGTAACCAAGGGTTATCCGGGCATGGTCGCCAATGGCGAAACCTCGAACCGCATCACGCGCACGATGGAAAGCGCTGCCGGTGTCGCATTCGGCCAGCCCGTTTATCGCGGCTCGGGCGATCATGGCTGCGTCATCACCGTCGGCACGCTCGCGACCTTCCTCGGATGGACGATCGCAACGCACGGTCAGGGACTCATCGCTGGCGCCACGGCCGACACCTATGCGCAGTACGACAACGTTCCGATCCTGACGCTCGGCGCCATCTATGTGAACGTCAAGGGCGCCGTCACCGACGGCGCACCGATCACGGTCGGCACGGGCGGCGGCGCAGCGGATCTGATCGGCGCCACGGCGGCCGACGCCACGCATATCGCGACCGACTGGATCGCGGACGAAACCATCACCGACGGCCTTTGCCGTATCGTGCGTCGTTAAGGGGACGAATGAAATGAACGCTATCACGACTCTCTATGACAGCGCAGCGGGCCGCATCACTGACCCGACTGGCTTCATTCTCGCCGACGCATCCGTCAAAAAGCAGGTCATCGCGGCTTGGGCGAATGATAACGCCCGCCACGCTTCGACCTTCGCCGATAAGGTGGACTCGTTCCTGAGCGATGCGCAGGTGGGCTATGCCTTCCTGACGCCGCAGCTCTATCGCATCGAAACCGAAGTCTACATGACCAAATATCCGAGCTGGGACATCACCCGGTTCATGACGGTCGATACGTCGGGCGATATGTGGGACATCGGCACGCTGGTCTATTCGATGGATAACGTCGGACAGGCCGAATATCTGGCGGGCGCGGCATTCGACATGCCCTACGCCTCGACCAAAATGTCGCAGTTCAACAAGCCCTACCATCTGGCCGGCGTCGGCTATGAATGGAACACCCAGGAATTGCAGCGCGCCGCCAAGCTCGGCCGTTCGCTTTCCTCGGACAAGGCTGCTGCGGCGAAGATGGCTGCCGATCGCTTCATCTACACCATCGCCATGAACGGGCAGACCCCGGCTGGCGTGGCGGAAAAGGGCGGCACCGGCTTCATCAACAACGCCTCGGCACCTTCGGCGCAGGTCGCCAACGATGGCACCGGCCCCTCGCGTCTGTGGTCGGCCAAAACGCCCGACCTGATCTTGCGAGACATCAACGAAGCGCTGACTGCCGTTGAAACCGGCACCGGCGAGACGATGGTTGCCGACACGCTGGTCCTGCCGACCTCGCGTTACAACTACATCGCCACGACCCGCGTTGGCGACACGAACGCGACGATCCTCTCGTTCCTGCTCGCCAACAACGTCGCCGGTGAAGGCCTGACCATTCTCAAGAGCCGCGCGCTCGAAACGGCTGGTACTTCGACCTCGACCCGAATGATCGCCTACGCGAATAATGCTCAGGTGCTGAAATTCCACCTCCCCGGTGCGCACCAGTTCCTGCCGCCGTTCCAGAAGTCGAGCATGACCTATGAAGTCGGCGGCATCATGAATGTTGGCGGTGTCGAAGTGCGGCTTCCCAAGGCGGTCGTGTACCGCGACAGCTTCTAAGGAGCATTTCATATGGCCACCATTCGCAATATCAGCACGGGCGCTCGCGGGGCCTATACCGCCGCGGGCCTCGTCATGGTCGAACCGGGCGAGACGGCAGAAGGCGACTTCACCGACGTGAACGATGAATGGTTCGACGACGGCGAGGATTCGGGACTTTCGGGCAAAACCGTCGCCGAACTCCGCGCCATCGCCGACGCCGAGAACATCGACATCGGCGACGCGACCAAGAAGGCCGACATCATCGCCGCGATCGAACTTGGCCGCGAGCCCGCTTAACAATTCCCGCTTCTCCTGGGGCGATTGGGCGGGCCGTCGAACGCCCGCCCTTTTCATAAGGACCGACCATGGCAAAACGCATGAACGACGCAGGCGCCGACGCGGCCCTGACCTATTGGACCGACGCCGACAAGATGGTCCTCTGCTCGGCTGAGCCGACGAGTTACACCGAGGCAAACGCGACCTATGCGCTTGCTGACGTTGCCCCGACCTTCGACGCCATCGCGAACGGTGACACCTCGGGCCGCAAACGCGGCGTGCAGGCCAAGACGGG